TTACGATAAACTTCTGCAAGTTCACCATAAAAAAAACGAGTGCCTTCTGCCTTTTTCTTAAGGCTAGCTTTTACGCTTTCGCTTAGTGGTTTTCTTCTTTTTGCCTGAGACATTTTGTTTGGTGCGTGATTTAGATACAGCCTTTATATCAATAAACTCTCCTCTTCTGTAGGCTTCGGCAGTTCTCTTGATCTCAGCAGCTTTCGCTGCCTTGTTCTTTGCTCCAGACAGATATTTTTTTGGAACACCTGTCTTTTTGTCTTTTGCAACTCGCCTAAACTTTTTAGTCACTTTTTAGATTTTTTCTTAGTTGTTTTAGGTTTTACTTCGCAGTTTTCAACCTTTGGTTTTGACTCATCATAAGTCTGGACTTTAAATGTATATCCCATTATTTTTTACCTCCCTTCTTTTTTTTCTTTTTACCCTTTGGCTTCATTGATCCATAATGTGATGGCATAACAATAAAAGTAACTGTTTATATATTACTTCCTTTTAGGTTTCTTAGCTGTTTTCTTTTTGCCTGCTGTCGATAATGCAATGGCCTGTGCCTGCTTCAATGTCTTACCTTCTCTCATCAGCAAACGAATGTTGCTTGAGATAACAGATTCAGATTTTCCTTTTTTTAGTGGCATATCTATAGTTTATATTCTTTTTTGATTTGGTCTAATGTTTTTTCAGTGCCATCGCTTCTGATGATTTGTCTCAATGCCTTTTGACCAGAGCTACCTTTTTTACCAGCTAATGTTTTAAAAAACTTTACCTTTTGTTCACTACCAAGAGTTTTTATCTGTAAATCTTTTTTTTGATTCAATAACCAATCACCATAAGCCTGCCCCTGTGGAACTCTTCCTGTCATACTTGGTCTTGTATCAAGTGCAGTTTCGGGTGGCTTTTCAAGACCAGGATATTTCTTCTGCAAACCATCAAAGTCAACAACAGGAACAGTAGTGGATCGGCAATTAAAATGTTGAGGAGGTGTTGGCCCTTTATTGTATTCAAACTGCTGGCCATCAAGTCTCTGACAGATTGGTGTAGTTCTTGAATCTAATGTTGCAACATATTCGTATTTAGGAGCAACTTTACTATTTGCAGCATAAACAGCCTGTGATGCTTGGTTTTGTACTTGATTTACAGAAGTTCTGATAATAGTTTGAATCTGATAATTAGCCAGTTTTGTGACCTCACCGCCTGCCGCTGCAATCTGTTTAACAGTTCCTGGTTGACCAAAATCAAGTCCACCAACTAATCGTCTTGCAATTTGTTGTGTTGTCTCTCCACTAAAAACACCTGATCTGATTGCCAATGCAAGTTTTTCCTGTGAACTGGCAGCAATACCACGAAATGCTTTCTCTACAGTTTGGCCATTTGGCAAAGTTACAGCAGCACCTTGTCTTGCAGTAAGTTCAAACTTACCAGCACCAAACTTTACAAAGTCATCTTCTGTAAATTGTTTACTTGTAAAAATATTGGTTTGGGTTGGATCAGTGCTGATAAAAGAATCTGCATATTTTGGACTTATTGCAACGCTATTGATTGGCACATCACCAGATGCCGTTACCTTTTTGAGTTCATTTACAATAAAATCTCGCTGTAAAAGAGTTATCCCCTGTAATTCTTTTTTAAAATCTCTTGCCGTAGCACCAGACCATGTATTCAAACTATCTTTGGCCTGTTTTATGATTGCCCTCAATCTTTTTCTTGTCTGTGGTGCAACAACAACCGCCTCTCCAGCCCTTCTTTGTCTTAATTCAATATTTCTTAATTGTTTTGCAGCATTTAGAATTACCTCGTTATATGTCACAGCATATTTTTTTGCCACAGCATTACTGAAGCGGTTGAGATCAATAGTCTCTCTAAAAAATACCTCTGGAATTGACATTCATTAAGCTGCGTCAGGTTGGGTTGGGGCTTCCATTTCAATCAATCCACCTGATTGTGTTGCCTCAACTTCTTCCTCTACATCAAAATCATCACCAAGAATCTCACCGCTGCTTAATTGTGTGAGTAATGTTTCCTGACTGATAGTGCCAGCAGTAAATAATGCAAGTAATGATTGAATCTCCTGTGGTTCTAATCTTGCCGTTACAAAATCTCTATTAACAAAACTGCTGCCAGCATTTGGTTCATTTAAATATTCACTATGAAACTTGAGGCAGTTATCAATCAGATCTTGCATCTGTTGGGCAATAACCATCATTGTGCTGTCATTTTGTGATCTATCAATCCTTTTGGCCTCGGCTGATTCACCAACTAACTTTTGACCAAGCACGGCAGCCAATGACAATGTATTGATCTGATCTGCAATATCTTTAAGCCTTGTAAACTGACTGTCATAGCTGTCACCTGATGGGCTGACATATTCCATTCTTGATTCAGGTGGTAATGATAATGCTTCATTCGGGCCTGTTGTTATCTCATCTGCGTTTGGATAACCAAAAACTGCAAGCAATGGAACAGAGCTAATGTGCAGAATATTATCAAGGTCACTCTGTATCTGGTAATGCTTGAGGTTCAGTTCTGCTATGTCATACAGAGGACTTCTAGATTCATACATCCCGACACGATTTGAATAAGCAACAGAAAAAGGAATCTTGTCCTTTATGCTCATTTCTCCTTCATCATGTAACTTATATTCACCTTTATTATTTTTTCTATGGATTTCATATCGCCCAGGTTCTAATACTCTGATCTGCTTTACAATCTTTTCTCCATACTTGCCATCAGACTCTACTACTTGTTCCATCAATCTAAGTTGAGTTAATTTTCTTACACCATCAACAATCTCTGTCCTCCAACCAAGAATATCTTTTGGTGCATAAGTAACCCAATATGGCCTTGCCTTCTCTCCATCTTTCGGGGCATCAACTAAAACCCCAACATGACCAAAAGAAATCGCAACCCTAGCTGTTTGATATAACCAAACATTAAGATCATTACCCTCAAGGTCTACATCAAATAACTGCTCACGAACAAGATCCGAAACATCGTCCAAACGAATTGGCTTCCTAACCAGCATACCGCTTAACATTTTCTCGATACGCTGCAAATATGGCACTACTGTTGACCTTGCCAACCTTGTGTCATACGCATCGTCAGTTTCTCTTGGTTCTTGATTTAAATATTTTCTATGTTCAGATCTAATTTTATATGTTCCCTCTTTTAAATCTTCAACCAAACCCCAGAAATTTGCCATTCTCTGATAGGCAGCATTAGGACTTGCAACCGTTGTAGGAGCTAGTGTTACAGGCTGATTGTAAATATTCAGAGAGCTATACACGGTTTTTCCTCATAGTACCATTACTTTTAATATATTCTAATACCA